TTATTAAATTAGTTGATCTAATTGATCTATAATTAGTATGGTTTTCCAGAAAACAATAAAAAAAATTTGTAACAATATTGTAACAATAAAAAAAAAGCTTGGAATAATTTAATATATTTTGTATATTGTAAGTAATATAAAAGGAAATTGAAATGGGATTCAATGATTTTTTTGAAGATGTAAAAGAAGAGTTTAACTACGAAGAAAAAAAACAAGAGTTTATTAACAATTTAGAAATGTTAAAAACTATGTCTGTTGAAGAACAAACACTTTATAAAAAGTGGCAAGAGTTTAATAAGAATCCAGACTTTCATAAATTTGCATATAAGTTTGATTTGTTTGAAAAAAAAATATGGAAACCAACTAATATTAATAATTTAAATCAAACCATAGAAGAGATAGAGAATTTAAACCCATATATAGAAATTGTAGATAATTCAAATCAAAAGTCAGTTGAAGATTGGACTTTGTTAAGACGATTAATTCACACCATGGAATATGCTGCTAATCCAGGTAGAAACATTAAAATAATTGCTAAGGATAAAAATACAAATAAAGTTTTAGGTATGATGTCATTAGGTTCAGATGTAACCTCTCTTGGTGTGAGGGACAATTGGATTGGGTGGACAAAAGAAAATAAGTTTAATGATGGTAAATTAAGATGCACAAGTATTGGAACATCTATTGTAGCGACTCAACCATTTGGATATAACTTCCTTGGTGGTAAGTTAGTCGCTATGTTACTAACTGATGAATCTCTTAGAACTCATTGGAAGAAAACTTATGGTGATGAATTAGTTGGATTAACTACAACATCTCTTTATGGTATACACTCAATGTATAATGGGATACCTTTATGGAAAACACTTGGTGAGTCTGCTGGTAAAATAGGTTTAAAACCTGATGATTCAGTTTATAAACCATGGATGGATTGGATGAAAGATGAAAGAGCTGATGATTTTAATAACATTACAAAGCAAAAAGATGGAGTTTCAGGACCACCAACAGGTGTAAAGCAAAGAATATTAGGTTACATATTTAATGAATTAGGATTAAAACAATCTCATTATCATCATGGTTTTAAACGTGGAGTTTATTTTAGTTCTTTTTATGAAAACGGAAGAGAGTTTTTAAGGGGTGAGATTGATGCTGATAAATTAATTATGAGACCAAAGTTTGCTCAAGGTTCTGAATATATTAATAAATGGTGGAAAAGAAAAGCGATTAAAAGATATACCAAGTTATATACAGAGAATAGATTAAAGCCTGAAATACTTTATTATTCAGATATATTAGGGATGACTTGGGATGAATGTAAACAAAAATACTTAGGAGAAGTAGGTAGATGATAAAAGATATAAGCGATTATTTTGTAGATAAAAATAAAAGTACTCAATATGATTATAAGATATTACTTTATGGTAATTATACATATAGACAAAACTTAGAAGCAGATAGTTTGGTTGAAGTGTTAAGACATACAATACCATTCATTAGTAAAAGATGGAAAGTCCATTTCACTTTATTAATACCTGAATTTGTTCAATCATTAGACTTTCCAAATGTCGACCAAAGAATATATGAGTTACCAACTTATATTAATACAATGAGACAACATTTCAATACAAAACAATTTATGAAGCACGTTGATTGGAGACATAATGATTTTGATATTGTTTATACACATCTACCTGAACATACTTTACAGATAGCTAATTGTCTTAGTAACAATTCAAATCTATCACCAAAGTACATTGGTTACTCACATTGGTTTGAAGTTCCACAAAATGCTCCATATGGTGATAGAGGTGGAATGCATAAAGATGACCCAGCAAGAGCATTATATTTAAGTGTCGCTGGTTTATTAATGCAAGATGAATGTGGAGTGAACAGTGATTGGTTAAAACAATTAACAATCAAAGAAGCAAGTAAACATTGGAATCAAGGAGTATTGGATAGATTACAAAAAATTATTCAACCACATTATCTTGGTGTTGATAGAGTTAATATAAGAAAAGAATATAAAGACAAGACGGTTGTATTTAATCATAGAGGTGCTGGATATACTGGTTGGGAATGGTTTGTAAAAGTATGTGATGAAATATGGGAACAAAGACAGGACTTTAAAGTCTACACCACATTGACGCAAGTTGATAGGCCGTGGAATGAAAGAGTTAATTGTGAAAGTCGTGATGAGTACATGGATTTCTTATCCACTATGAAGTTTGGTGTAGGGACATTTCAAACATATTCAGCTTGGAGCATTTCAACAACTGATGGTTTCTCTGTTGGTGTCCCTTATCTTTTACCAAACAAACTTTGTTATCCTGAAATGACAAGTGTCGCTAAAAATCCGTATCCTTATTTATATGATGATAGAAATGATTTCATAAAAAAATTCAATGAGATGTTAGATAATCCGATTACATATGATACAAGTGACTTAGCAGACAATATGATTTGGGAAGAAAGAATATCTAATTGGTTCGGTGGTTGGAAAGATGTATTTAATTTAGAGTCAGTTAGTGAAACAGATAGTGTTTTAAAAATTAAAAACTTTATTAAAGACAAAGGATTTGTAACTAAAAAAAATATATTGGACTATCTTGGTTGGGGTGTGAGAATTAAATTTAGTCCTTATAGAAATGCTCTAAGGAAATATAAAGAAATTAAATTTACCAAATATGGTTATGAGTGGATAGGAGAATAAAATGAAAAAATTATCAGCAGAACAAATACAACAAAATTGGAATACATTGATAGATGTTATCAATGCGCATATTGGTGACGATAGAAGAGATAATTTGTTAAAGATGTATGATGACTTTCAAGACAGAATGATGTTTGCACCAGCAAGTGCTAAAGCAGATTTTCATAATGCAATGCCTGGTGGATATGTTGAACACATTCTTCATATCGTAAGTCACTCTCTTGAAATTAAACAATTGTGGGAAAAGAATGGAGCAGAGATTAACTTCACAGATGAAGAGTTAGTCTTTGCAGCTCTACATCACGACTTAGGTAAAGTTGGTGATTTAGAACACGATTATTATATCCCACAAGATTCAGATTGGCACAGAAAGAATCGTGGTGAGATTTATAAACACAATCCATCACTTCAGTATATGAAAGTACCCGATAGAGGATTATGGTTACTTCAACACTATGGTGTTAAGGTTACAGATAAGGAATACATTGGAATTAAATTAACAGATGGTTTGTATGATGACGCTAATACGGCTTATTTAAAAGGATACAATCCTGACTATAAGTTGAGAACTAATATGTGTTATATATTGCATCAAGCTGATATGATGGCGACTCATATTGAATACGACCAATGGAAACGTGGTGATAATATAGATGAACCAGTTAGTACAAAAGTTCCAAAAACAAAAGATGAACAAAAACAAGTAGATAACTTAAAATCAAAATTTGATGAGTTGTTTAATTAGGAGATATTATGTGGATGGGTTTAGCAATATTATTTTTCTTAATTAGTATCTTTACATCTTTATTGGTGTATTACTCTTTACGAAGAATAACACAATACGAAGAATTGATTTTAGAAATACAACAAGTGATTAAATTCTCAACTGAAAAAATGAAACTTGTTGATGCTAAAGGACATTATGAATCAGATGATGAGACTGGTTTTTTCTTTCAACAATTAAAACAGATTCAATTATCTTTGGATGGGATATTTGAAGAGGAGAATATAGATGCCAAAAAAGAAAGCTAAAAGAAAAGTATATTTTGGACAAGAGGTTCAAGATGCGATTATTGAATACAATTCATCAAATGATGATAACGAACGAAATATAATTTATGGAACTAGAATACACGCTGCTTTTGATAAGTTAGCTGAAAATATAATCAATACATTTAAATTTACTTATTTTGATTATGGATTCGAAGATATAAAGCATGAGGTTGTCGCGTTTATGGTTATCAACATTCATAAATATGACCATACAAAAGGTTCAAAGGCATTTAGTTATTTTTCAGTTGTAGCTAAAAATTATTTAATTCTTCATAATAATAATAACTATAAAAAAATGAAAACACATGATAAAATGGATGTGTTGGATAGGTATAAAAATGTCAATGAAATAAATGATGCAGACTATTCTACTCTAACAGATGAAATGGTTGAATATTTTGATAACAATTTAAATACTATTTTTAAAAAAGATAGAGACTTAAAAATAGGATACGCTATTGTTGATTTAATGAAACAACGAGATGAGATAGAAAACTTTAATAAAAAGGCTATTTATATTTTAATTAGAGAAATGACAGATGTAGAGACAGCTCATATTACTTCAGTTGTTAATGTTTTAAAAAAACATTATAAAAAACTTATAAATAAATTTCATAAAAAAGGGACTATAATTCACGATACCTCTGGTTCATTCTTTTAATTACTAAACCCTCTTAAATGAGGGTTTTTTATTTCATACAATTTCTCACAAATTTTATATTTATATATGAATAAGTCTATCTATAGGAGATGATATGTCAGAGAAAAATGAAATATTCGAAGGTAAAACCTTTCAAGATTTAACAAAAGATATATACGAAAACACTACAAAACGTAAAACTCAAATCGATTTGTTAATATCAGAAATACATGGATTCATAACAACCATAGATGATGTGGTTTTAGTTGCTCCTATAATTAAAGAATATATGGATACAGCTGTTCGTAATGATGAACATTTGGTAAAACTAGCTGGTGTATTACAAAGAATTATATCTAAATCACAAGGTGAATCTGATGAATCAATGTTATTAAGTGATGAGGAAAAAGCAGAACTTATGGGAACACTTCAAGACACTGTTGATGATTTACAGAAAGAAAGTGAAAAACTTGAAGGAATAAAAAATAAAACTATTTCATCAGGATATACGGAGAGTTAAAATGAGTTCAGTATTTATATCAACACCTGATTCCCAAATACAAGATTCACTTGGTGCACCTGTAAATGTTCCATCTTACATACAATTTGTACCTGGTTATGTTGTTGAAGTAGTTCATTCGACAGACAGTAGTAATGAGAAAGGTGAACGTAGTATTAACACCATTATAGCTTTACCTCATATTCAAGCACCTGATGTTGTGTATTTGAATAAAAACACTGCTCAAGAACAACAAAGGTATTTTCCTTTATTTAGAACAGGACATGATGTACCATCAAAGGGAGATCCTGTATTGTTATGTACTATAGGTAAAACTAATTATTATTTAGGTCCTTTAAATACGATAAACAATAGTCCAACTTGGAATGATGATTTAAATTACTCACCACAAAAACTTTATGAAAGTGCTGAATCTGGATTAATTTCAAATTTAACTCCAAGAGGGTTGTCGGGTGAAAGTCCAAACTTTAATAAAAATAATTTATATAAAAGATTAATAAAAGTAAGAAAAGAAGAACTTGATGGTATTGGTGAAAATTTTATTGAAAATGAAACTACAGGCGATTATGTGTTAGAGGGAAGGCATGGTAATAGTTTAAGGATAGGTAGTAGAAGTGATAACCCATATATGTTTATGTCTAACGCTCGAAATGTTGAAAGTGATATAGAATCGTTATCAGATGGTTCTCTGATAAGTATAACTTCTGATGGGACTTTACAACAACATTTTGGTGGATTTGTAGATGAAATATCAGAACAAAATTTTAGTAAGTTTATATTAGCATCAGATATATCACCAAATAATAACAGAAATATGAGTGACTTAATAACAACCATACCTGAGAATGGTGAAAGAAATGCAGATGATATAATTTATAATTACTCTGATAACCAAATATTTTTTAATTCAGATAAAATTGTCATAAATTCAATTGGTGATTCAACTATTGATGGTGGTATTTATTTGTCTTCAAGAAGTGACACTCACATTGGGGCTGGTAGACATTTAACAATATCCACTAATGAGGATTTAATAATAAATTCTGAAAGGACATTTTTAGGTAATCCAACTCCAAATAATTCATCGAGAGAAATGGAGCCAATGGTTTTAGGAATAGAACTTTTAGAATTATTAAAAGAAACATTAGGAGTTATAAAAGGTGCTCAAGGTATGTGTCAAGGAGCTCCATTACCATTAGTGGGTTCAGGTCCAACAGACCCAATAAGTGCGAAGATTACAAATATAGAAAATAAAATAGATAGAATTTTAAGTACAAAACATTTTATAGAACCAAATACATAAAGAGGAAGTTATGAAAAAGAAAAAACCAAATATAAAAACTATAATTAGACAAATCGTTAGAGAAGAAGTTGCGATGGCTATTAAGGAAGTGATAACTGAATTAAAACAACCAACTCAATCTCAACCTAAAAAAATAGTTGAAAAAAAATCGTTCACAAAAAATTCAGTATTGAATGATGTATTGAATGAAACAGCTCAAGATGGTGATTGGAAAACATTAGGTGGTGGTGAATTTACTTCAGATAGAATGAATGAATTAGTTGGTAGACAATATGGTGACATGATGAACCAACAACCACAAGTCGTACCATCAAGTGACCCAATGAGTCAATTTTTAAATAAAGATTATAGTGAAGTATTGGAAAAGTCAATTGAAAAATCTAAAATGAAACATGGAAGATAATAATGGGATTGAAGCAAGAAATAATTGATGCTAAAGTAGAAAATCTAAAATTATCAGGTGCTACTGAAGAAACAATAACAGAAGCAAAAAGTAGTGGCTCTCCTTTAGATGTTGAAGCTGAAATGATTACAGAAGCTATTGTTAAGTTTTTAACGGAGGCTGAATTTAGAATTACTAAATTTAATGCTCCAGTTACTGTAGAAGAATTAAAAACTCCTGATTTACCAGTAAATATTGAACTTGATACTTTGTTGGGTGAATATCAACCTGTTTTAAAATTATTAAGACAAATAGGTGATCCACTTGGACTTGGGGCAACTATTGATTCATTAGAGGGTGAGATTAAAAAAGCTGTCACTCCTTTATTAGAAGGTGGAGCTAAATTACCTTTTCAATTAGGAAAAGCTGCAGGTGGTTTACAATCTAAAGCATATGCTAATATAGGTGAAGATCCAGACTCTGTAGAAAACTTTAATGTTGATGATGAGGATGGTCAAAAAGAATTTACAACTGTAAAATTACTTAGACAAGATATTGAGGACTTATTATAATGGCTATTAGAGATACATCAAGAAAACCATATATTCAAGACAATGACAATAAAGTTAAAATTGGAATTGATTTACCAATTAGAAGAGATGATGGGTTGGATGGATTTTTTGCAACCACTTCAACAACCATTGAAGCTGTAAAAAACAACATAAGAAATTTATTACAAACTAATGAAGGTGAAAGATTTTTTCAACCTAACTTAGGTTTAAATTTAAGAGCGCTTTTATTCGAACATATTACAAATGAAAATTTAATTGGTGTACAAGATGCTATATTAGATAAAATGGAATTTTGGTTACCATTTGTAGAAATAAGAGATATACAGATTTTAAGTAGAAACAATACAACAGATATTGGAGCAAATGAAATTAGAATAAAAATATTATTCAACATAATACAAGACCCAAACACTTTGGATTCAGTAACACTAAATTTTTCAAGTGACATAAGCGAATCAGAATCAACTACAGCAGGCGGTGCTGGTTATTAATTGGAGATAAAACATGCCAACATATGGTAAAGAAAATTTTAAAGAATCAAATATAAATTATTTAAATAAAGATTTTTCATCTTTAAGAGCATCATTAATAAATTACGCTAAATCTTATTTTCCTAATACATATCGTGATTTCAATGAAACATCACCAGGTATGATGTTATTGGAAATGAACGCATATGTGGGTGATGTGTTATCATTTTATGTTGATAGACAATATCAAGAAATGTTATTACCCTTAGCTGAAGAGCGAAGAAACATAATCACAATGGCTAAAATGTTTGGTTATAAAGTAAAACCGATTGTTCCAGCTTTTGTTGATTTAACCTTTACATCTAATGTAAATGCTTCAAGTGGTGATGTATCGAAAGTTGACTACTCAAATGCTAGTATGTTTGATGCTGGTATTCAAATACAATCTTCAACAAATTCAGATATGGTTTTTACAACATTAGAGCCAATTGACTTTAAAATATCAGGCTCGAATGATACTGAAACTATTGGTTCGTCAACTGATAGTGGTTTAGCTTCTACTTATACTTTATCAAGAGACGTAAAAGCAATAAGTGCTACAGAAAAAACAATCACATTTGACGTTGGAGTTCCTGAAAAATTTAAAACACTTACCATACCTGATACTAATGTTATTGACATTATTTCGTGTATAGATTCAAATGGTAATAACTGGTATGAAGTAGATTTTCTTGCACAGGACAAAGTTCCGATTGAAACTCATTATTCAGATGATGTGAGTAGAAATTCATCTTATGATAATGGTAACAATCAAGGTTTATCACCAACATCTGTTCCATTTTCTTTACAATATATCACAACACAAAAAAGATTTACTCGTGAAACAAATCAAAATAATACAACTTCTTTAATATTTGGTAATGGTGTTTTAAGAAATGGTGAAATTGTAGATGATGGTTTTTTAGATTTAGAACAAGTTGGTATTGTCATACCAGGACAATCTAATAATTTAAATGAAGCTATCGATCCATTGTTAGGGAATGAATATTCAACATTAGGTGAAGCTCCAAATAATATAACTTTAACAATTACTTATCGTGTTGGTGGTGGATTGGATTCAAATGTTCCTAGTCAAGACTTAACAACTGGAGTTACTGAAATAACATCAATTACACCTTCAATTGATGGTGGAGCTAGACTATCTACTGTTACTAATAATTTTCC